ACCAATGACGGCAAAGGATTGAAACCCTGCAACTGAAGCTGTTAGGGTAAAGCTGACTGTGGTGTTAGCCGTACCCTGTTGCTGGACACGATCATTTAACGCAAGAGCCATTTAAGCTCCTTAGCTAGTTGCAGTTGTAGAGTATGTAACGCTTACTGTATCGCCAGCTGTTGTAACTTTAGCTGTAGTAAATGCACCTGCTGAATACAATGTACCACCAGTATTACTTTGTGCAGATGATGCTCCTGAACCTGTTACCAAGAAACATCCGCCTACTGTACCGCCAGCACCTGTAATTGTATAAACAATTGCTGTTGCTGCAGATGTAGTTACGTTTGATGGTGTTGATCCAGTTGATGTTGCTGATGCAAACACTGCTGTACCACGAACTGCTGAACCACCAACGGTGTAGTTAGTAAATTCTGTCCAGCCAGCATGTGACGTTTGTGTGTCTGATCCTGTGCCAAACGTTGGTGATGCGCCTGAAATAAGACCTAAAAATGGACCTGTTACAGAATATGAAGAACCTTTTAATAAGGTATCTAACATTAATTCTTTACCTACAGCGTTTACTAGATTAGGAAATGATTCTTCCCATTTTAAATTGCCGTCTTTATCATGGCATTTTACTTCATAAAAACCTTCAATACCTACTGTTTCATTGGCAACCGCACCAGCATTTAGCGTGATGGTAGCATTATCTCCAAATCCACCTTTTTCATTTTGATTCATAATTGACTCCTTAATTAATTCGTAATACAGCAGTGGTTGAGGTAGCTGCTGGAAACGTTATTGTAAATGTACTTGTTGCTGTTTTATCACTACCAAAATTTAATATACAGACAGCCGCATTTGTAGTGCTATTATATATCAAAGCTCCAGCAGTAGTAAAATTTGCAGGGCTCCAAGTTACATCTACAAAGGATACATACGCTGTATTATTAGTTGTATCACTTCCTAACCCTGTTATTGTTAGATTCTTACCCCCTGCTACATATCCAGTACCAGTAATTTCGCCCTCTGTTGTATATGCAGTAGTAGTCTCATTCAAAGTAGCATTAGCTGTATAAAGCGCTATTTTGTATGTATAAGGAGTTCCTACATTAAAGTTCTCTAGCGCCTTTAACAAATTAAGTTTAAATATAGTAGTTTGGGTTTGTCCTATTGCCATTATTTAACTGGGTATCTAACCTGCCCGCTCCTATATGCATCTTGTCTATCTTTGCCGTCTGAAAGTTGTTTCAACAATATCATAGCTTCGTCGTATCGAGCTTTATAAGTATTCATTACATCAGCTTCGCCCTTCATGTAGGTATATGCTTCTAACAACGACCCATAAAGTAATGCAGAACTAAAATTATCACCTAACCAAGTTTGACCGCCTGATACTGTCGTAATAGACTCAGGATAATAAAAGTAATGAAGCTCAACTGCGTATGAAGCATCTGGTGTAGGACCTAATATAAATGAGTTCTGATCAAATACTGCATAATACGCAGGCTCACCATAAAATTCTGAATCTGTATCAGGAAACGACTGCCTAATAAAATTTACATCTTTGTTTAAAAGATATGTGTACTCATTACTAGCATTAATAATAGCTAAGCTAAATGTAGCTAACCAATTTGTAGGCATAGCCAAATACTTATTACCAGATGTAGTTGTACCTGTTACGTTTTTACGTAATGCAGGAAGTTGTACAGAGTTATATATTCTTTGTTCAGCTTGAGATATAAACGTATTTATATCTACGGTTTGAAACGTATTCTCAGTATAACTTTGTATTTCGTTAACTAACTGGGTGTAATTCATTTATTACGCCATTGGGCCGCGAGCTTTAGTACCTTTAGTTGCTGCACCACAACCACGAATTTGTGTTTCACCATGTCTATTCATTGCATTAGAACCTGGGTCACCTGCGCTTACACGTTGTCTAGCTGTACCTTGATTTAAGTCTTGAGCTTTTAACTTGTTAGGGTCTTGGCTAAAACTAATATCTGCATTAGGTACAACGATTGGTTGTTTATATTCTGCCATGATTATTATCCTTTTTTCTGTGCTGCAACTTTAGCCATACCACGACCCATAGTTTTCATGTCAATGTTCTTTTTACCACCTTTAGAACCCGCATGTTTAGGACCCTTTTCGATACCTACTTTAGCGCCGTCATTACCTAAATTTTTACCTTTAGTTTTACCTTGTTTAGTAATACCATCAGCTCCTGATTTATATGCCATGTTACTTCTCCTTATGTTGTTGTTACTGTTACGCTTGCTACTACACCGGTTGCTACCAAATAATTAGGTGTTAATGCCGCATCAAAGAAACTAGCTCCGCCTACTGGATTCCAGCCCCATTGTATAATTCTACTACCGCCCATCGGAACACCTGTTGAATCCACGCCTGGACCAGTTTGTTCTGTTAGTTGTAGTCCATTTAAACCCGATTGATAATAACTAGGACTATCAGGTCTTGGATTACGCACTGCCTGCGGATCATTAACTGGGTATAAACCTAAGCTTAACTGAGGTTGATCCGGTTCCCAGCATTCAGGACATACAAGTATATTAACATTTTTGGTCTTAATAACCAATCTTTTAAGTTGTTTTAACTTATATCTAAATCCACAGCGATCACACTGTGCAATCGAATTCTTGGCACTAGCGTATTTAATAGGCATTTAATTATCCGTGGTAAAACATTTCACGAGGTACAAATCGAACGCTCGCTTTTTCTCTATCTTCGTCAGCTGCTAATTGGAATGCTTCTTCATACGCTGCTTTTAACATCTCAATTCTCATCTCAGCGCCTGGTATTTTAAGACTTAAATAATAAGCTAAACCAGCTACCATACATGGAATAAATCTAAACGGAATATCTTCTACAGTAATCCCATTACCCGCGTCTTGAATACGTCTTAATCTGTAATACACAAACTGATAGAAGTTACTTTGATCTGGTGCTGGCCATACATTAACTGTTGGTAAGTTTTGTACATATATTTTAGACGCTGTGATGTGTGTTGCCGCAGTTGTATTATTAACACCGCGTATGCAATCAGTTAAATCGTTTCCGCTAATACCACCATATTGAATGGTTTCGTTATCAACTCTAATAAAGCCAAACTGAGCTAACCCTACGGTTGATGTTAAGGTAATAGTAGTTTCTGTAGCATCTAATGCTTCAGCTGTAAGAATTGTAGTAGGGTTCTCTTGGCCACTTTGTCTATTAATCCAAACTTGGATAGGACGGCCTGTAGCATTTTTATTAGGTATAGTGATGTATGTTGATTCACTAATACGATTGATATTAATGTCTTGTTGGTTTTGTCCTGTTCCAGTACGCGTCACCATGTCAAGAAGATCAACTGTGTCTACAGGTAATGGATACATAATACGATTTTGTTCTAGATTAATTTGACCAGGTTCTACAGTCCATAAGTTAATACCTCGATTAGCCCATTCAGCTGTCATAATATTGAGTGAACGTCGTGCAGTACGTAGTTCATACCCAGTACGTAACTCTTGTCCGCATCGTTCAAATGCATCTTCAACAAGATTGTTTAAATCTAAATTAAAGGTACTTGTACCTGAGGTTCTATCAACCATTATTTCACTCTTCTATAAGGTTTTACTTTTTGTTTAACAGATTTAGGTTGAGCTACAAACTGTTTGCCTTTAGCTTTACCTGCTCTTTTAGCCTTCGTTGTAGCAGCATACTCTTGAGGGCTTAATGCTTTAATTGCTTTTTCTGGTAAGTATCTTTCGCCTGTTTCACTAGACTTTTTACCGGACTTAGTTGTCCACTTTTGTTCACCCCATGCTTTTAGTGAACGTTGTGGTTTAGCTAATGCACTCACTTATATCCACCGCCTGCGGCTTTATATTTCTTAGCAACAAGTTGTGCTTTACGAGCTGACCATTGACCAGCGCCTGTACCGTGTGTTGCAGCAGCTTTTACTTGAGACACAATTCTTTTACGTAAACTAGGTTTGGTGTAGTTACCAGCTTTGTTTACTGTGCCACCTTCTTTAAACTGAGTAAAGTCTGTGTTATCACGACGTTTTTTAACAACGCCTTTAGGCATTTTATTCTCAGTAGCACTAGGAATCTTAGTTTTCTTTATAGCGCCCATACCACGTGAAGGTCTCATTAGCAGATTTTTCCTCTAGTTTTACCTTTTGTAGCAATACCATCT